CTTATTTACTGAGGTTGCGGGTGATTTTGTTACCCGTAATACAACTCAAACCATTACAGGCGCAAAAACATTTGAAAACGAATTAGTGAGAATTGAGGGAATCAATCCTGAAATCAGATTACGAGCGAGCAGTAACAAGAGTGCGGTAAAATTCAGGACGCTTACTAATCAGGATAACGGAGAAATCTCTTATGATGATTCTGAAAAAAAACTAAAGATTGAGACTAGAGGAGATAACGCAGATATCGTAATAGCTCCGAACGGGACAGGGAAAGTAAATCTTCCTAACATTCCTAATGGAACAGGTGAATCTTTGATGCGAGACACTAACGGGAATATCGTTAAGGGCGCGGGTGGGGGTGGAATATCAGATGCGCCTAACAATGAGCTAAGATACGTTAGAAGAAACTTAAGCTGGAGAAATACGCTATTGGATACTTTCACACTGACAACTTCAGGATCATTAACCTTAACGGATTCAAATTCGAATGTAACTTACACCACTACTTATAATTCATTAACTGTATTAACACATCAATTAATTAATATTAAAATTTATAACATTAATTTGCTTGGCATAGAATCAACAGGATCACCCTCTGGTGGAGATTTTAGGATAACAATGGTAGGAGATTCAACTTTTGCTGATCTAGTCACTGACAACAGTAAAATTACTCCTAAGCTTACTAGGATAGTAGGTACTTCTTATACTGATTCTGAAATTTCCTTAATCTCAATACAAGTAGCAACAGTAAATGATGGAATCGTAACAGTTAGATTTAGAAAAATAAATTCTGAATCTTCATTACCAGCATTTACATCTACGTCTGGAAAAATGAATTTTACATTAATAACGTATAACTAAATTATGCAAAAAACCGACATAGGAATAGTTAACATTCAGCTGAGGCGAGGGAACAATAAGGCTTATAACCTTTCGTTTTTTGATGTTGCAGCGGACAACAGCCAAATTCCAAAGGACTTGCGGGTCTACAATGCAATCAGAATGGACATAAAAAAGACCACTGACATTAATAGTCCTGTTATCGAATCTTTTGCAATCGGCACGGGGCTGGAAATTATAGGAGAAGATTTCAACATTCTCGAAATTACGTTTGCACGCGAATTTATTGAGGTGAATGACATTCAATACGTCTATGACATTCTTTTCAGAGAAGATCAGGACTTTGCTAATTTGATAGGTGGAGTCATAAATATTAATAACACCGTTACGATATGAGCGTTATAGTAGTTAAGTCAGAAACTAACGAATACAGAATACTTGTCAAGGCAGGTGACGAGGAACTAGCAAGACAAGAAGCGATTAAGGCTGCAATCAGCGCGGAGGAGGCTAGACTTTCGGCTATTGCAGCAGTTGCCTCTGAGCAGGTAGCAACCGAAAAAGCAGCGCAAACGGTGGAGGATGCAGCGTCGGCGCTTGCTTCAAAAGTGGATGCTGAAAGTGCGGCTACTGCTTCGGGGGGCTTTGCTTCAGATTCAAACGTTTCAGCTTTGGCTTCGGAGGTTGCTAGAGTAGCTAGTGTGGCAGCGCAGGGCATAGCCACTACTCAGGCGCAAAACTCAAGTACCTCTGCTGGTCAATCGGCTGAAAGTGCTACGGATGCGGCTGATTCAAGTTCGCTAATTACTAACAAAGCTGAGGTTAATATCACTACCGCTGGTAACGTTTTGCGAGCTGATGGAACGCTATTTAAAAGTGTTTCGGAGGTTGAGTTTTTGAGAAGTAGAGCTGCTTTTGTTAGATCCTTTGCAGGTACAGGTATCAATATTGACAAGTTAGTTTATTGGGATAATTTTATTCGACCTGATTCTAGCAGCTTGGGAATTGCTGATTCGGGACAGGCTTATCAAACGCTCAATGGTGCTGGATGGGTAATTACAGGAAACGAAGCAACGGGTATAGAAGGCTCTATTTCTGCTATTCCTTTAACTAATGTAGGTACGCGAAATGCTTTTATATCAAGAACGCTAATGAGAAATGGTCCACCAAACTTTAACAGGAGAGCTGGGGTTGGATTTTTTATCGATAAGGATAATTTTATCTCGTTAACCTCAACCCGATATGAATGTATTATTGTCAAAAAAACTTTAGGGGTAGACTCTATTATAGCTAGTATATTATATAGTAATAATAATTTTAATGGAATTGATTTCATTGATAGTCAGATAGATTTTACATTCAGAATATACTCTAATAGCGCAAGAACCTTAGTCTTTTTACAATCTGATTTTTTAAACATTTCTCAAGTTTACAACTTAAACGACACTTCCTATTTCAATCAAATCAATTTCTACGGCTTCGTTTCAAATGATAGTACTGCTGGAGATATAATTTCATCCAGTTTGGTAAAAGACTTATGATACAACTACCTAAATATCTAAACCCAGAAACCAATACTTTCGAGCCTGATTTTTCAACTATCGACCTAACAAAACGGTCTGTAAAAAGCTATGCAATGAACGAGGATAACGAAAGCTACACAGTAGAATTGGAATGGATTTCACCTATTCCCTTCTCAATAACACCAGCTCAGGGGCGAATGCAACTGATACAAATGGGCTTATTAGCAGCGGTCAAAGAAGCAGTCAAAAACTCAACTGATGAAGCACTAACAATTTTCTGGGAGTATGCACTTAGTTGGGATCGGGATAACATCCATATAGCAGCAATGGCAGGTATGCTCGAAATGACCGAGCAACAAACAGATCAATTCTTCATTGAAGCAAAAAAGATATAAATGCAATTCGATAAATTGATTGATCCAATCGACTACACAGAAGAAAATTTTATCGGGGCCAAAGTTCTTCTAATAACTAGCATGTCTTTCTTGGGTATAAGTTACGGCCTTATTTTGCTGCTTTGGTTTTTCATGGTCTTTGATACGTTGTTAGGTTTGATCGCTTCAGTCGTAATTAACGGATGGCACTCAATCACAAAAACCCGATTTTGGGCGGGCATACTTACGAAAATTTCAATCCTTTTCATTCCGTTGAGTCTTGCAATTACAGGAGCGTTGGCAGGATTCAATTTAAACATTTTTGTTTTTAGTTCTATTTATGTTTTAATTGCAAATGACGCCATTAGTTGTTTCACTAATTTGCTTTCGATAAAAACTAAGAAACGCTACATAAATAGGGATCTTGTCGAGATACTAATTAACGCCCTACGCACGAGCATCTACAAATTTGCCGAGGGGATCATTACAAAAATCAAAAAAGAATGATAGTTATAAAAATAACTAAGAATATTCACAGAATTGATTTAGGAGTTTCAGGCAGGCTTGCGGTAATCTCAGACCTCCACTGGGATAACCCGAAATGCGATCGGGAAAAATTGAAATCGCACTTAGATTATTGCCTGAAAAATAAGATACCGGTATTCGTGAACGGTGACTTCTTTTGCCTGATGCAAGGAAAGGGAGATCGAAGGGGAAATAAATCAGACATTCGGGCCGAACACAACAACGCTAAGTATCTTGACTCTGTAGTCGAAACCGCTGTTGAATGGTTTGCGCCCTACGCTTCAATCTTGACTGTAATCGGTTACGGTAATCACGAGACTGCAATTATCAAACACCAGGAAACCGACCTATTACAGCGGTTTGTAGACTTGCTTAATTACAAGTGCAAGAGCAATATTTTTGCAGGCGGTTACGGGGGTTGGCTGATACTGGACAAGAAACACAAGGAGACAAGTGACAAGATACTGACTAGAACACTGAAGTATTTTCACGGTTCGGGCGGTGGGGGCGTGGTAACTAGAGGAGAAATAAACCTCACCAGGGCTTTGGAGATTCATGAAGGATTCGACATCTATTGTCTTGCGCACATTCACGAAAATAAAGCAACTGACGTGGTTAGAGAGGCGGTTAGATTCAATAACGGAAGTCATAATTTTGAGCAAATACACAGAAATGTACACCTGATGATTACAGGCACGTACAAAGAAGAATTTGCTGATGGTTCTAGTGGTTGGCACGTAGAAAGAAATGCACCCATAAAGTATATTGGAGGCAGGATCTTAACGCTTACAAGTCACTTGAAAAATAATGAATATGAAGTTTTAGTTGACTCTATAAAATTTCCGTTATGAAACTAAATGAAAAAGGAACTGTATTATTGCACCACTTTGAGGGGCTAAAATTAAAGGCTTATAAGTGTCCTGCTGATGTTTGGACTATCGGTTATGGCAATACCTTTTACGAGGATGGCAGCAAGGTTAAGCAAGGTGACGAGGTGACTAAAGAAAGGGCTAATCAGCTTTTTGATTCTGTAGCTTTTTCGTTTGCAAATCAAATTACAGGCAGCATAAAAGCGATCTTAAACGATAATCAATTTAGTTCGCTTGTTTCTTTCGCTTATAATGTAGGGGTTACTAATTTCAAAAAATCAACTCTGCTAAAGAAGATCAACATAGACAAAAACGATCCTACAATATTTGCAGAGTTTCTTAGGTGGGATAACGCAGCAGGCAAAGTATTGGCAGGCTTAAAACTAAGACGCGAGGCAGAGGCTAAATTGTACTTTGAAAAATGAAATACCTCCTACTATTCCTAATCATTTGCAGCTCTTGCAGGACCGTAAAAAAGGACATCAGCAAGTCATCCGAAACCGTAACTGAAAAAAAGACTGAGCAAGTTAGCGAAACGGTAAAAGAAAAGGCTGCTGTAAAATCTGTATCTGAGCTAAAAAAAGCTTCGGAGTCCCTGGAGATTGCAGGACTGAAAATTTACCCCAAAGGCGTTTTCGTTATTGACTTATCCGGCACTTTCACGGGGGAGGCTGATTCAGTTGTACAGGTCAAAAATAAGGCTGTTAGCGAGGTTTACAACGAAAGTAATGTAATTACACAGGTTAAGGAGTTGGAGGCTAAGAAGGACACTAAAAATGATTCTGAAAGGATTACAAGTAAAGAAGCCTTTGAGAAAAAGGTTGATCGAAAGCCTAATACTGTTTTGGGTATTTTTTTAGTTGTCATCGCTTTGGGGGTTGGATGGTTTTTTTATTGGAAAAATAAATAGTCTTTTGTTTTGCATTATTAAATAAAATAGTTAGTTTTAGGTTAACTTAAACAAAAGCGACAATGAGAATAAATGGAAAAACTTACCCAATACTAGAAAAACTAGAAAATAACAGTTTAGGCAACATGCCTGTATTTGAACAAGACAAACCCTTTTTTGATGCTTTAGGCCGTGGTTTTACGCAAACATGGAAATTTTGCAACAAAGATTTTAAGAATGAAATCAACATTATAAGCGAATCTTTCAATCAGGCAAGCATTAAGGCGGAAAAAAAACTAATTGAGCTATACGGAGATATTGTAAAAAATAATCTTTCTGACTTTGATGTAAACGGAACGTACATTTTAGGTGATTTTGTTTACATGATTAAATATGAGGTAAAAAAAGATTCTCAAAACAATGAGTTATTTTTTTATATGTTTGATAAAAAAGGGATACCCTTAGCAATGTATGTAAATAGCAATCAGTACGATATAGATAATATTTGGATAAGTTACTGTTTTGATGTTTCTGTAAATAAAATAGCGTATGATAATTTCATAAATCCTACAATTGCTAAGATAATAGCTTTAAAAATGTTCAAAAGTTACGCTCAAGTTGAAACAAAAATACTTCCTGCAAAATCAAAAATAAAAGACAAAGGTTACAAGCATCTAAATGAAACTAATTTAGAAATATGTTTCCTAGATTCAAAGTGGTTTACAAACCTTGTAAAATCTGATGCCTTTAATGTTTCAGGGCATTTTAGATTACAGCCAAAGAAAAAGGAAGGCAGTTGGACAAAGGAGTTAATTTGGATTGATGAGTTCGTGAAAAATGGCTACACTTCTAAAGCTAGAATTTTAACAAATAGTTAACCCAAAGCCCTTCGGGGCTATTTTTTTGCCAAAAAAAAAGAGCAGTCATAAACCGCTCTTTTTCCACACTACCAAAACATAACCTAACATCTATGAAAATTCTTTCGTCCATGCCAGCATTTCTAAAACTACTTGAGGCATTGGTTTATTCTTGTCTTTTGTAACCTCTACAGGTGGGTTGAACTCATTTTCAAACCCGACGCAGTTAACCATGTTGTATCCATTAGTTTTTCCGTTGTCCTGAGTCTGCCGATAATATCCTAATAGCGAAGAATCCTTTGCCCAAAGCGTTATAACGTCGTGATTGTAGCATAAGTGACCTACTGTAGCACCTGAGAGAATTTCTCTATCTCCAAACTCCGTGGTTGGATAACTTCGGAAATCAAAGTTAGCCTTGAAAACTAAATACGCATCTACCGCATTTTTTGGAGCGTAGAAAATAGCTTCATAGGCTTCAATCGTATAAATGCCATCTTCAGGCAGTTTTGCATCCGTGAAACAGGCTAATTGAAAAGCAAGGTCTAAATTCTTATCATCCCCCCATTTGGTCCAGTCCGTATAATAGGTTCGGTTTTTTTCTTTGATGATATACCCGGTTCCATTAATATAGAAGATGTCACCGGCTTGCGGTTCCTTACCTATGAAAAATGCTCGACCCTTATTAATAGTAACATTTTCACCTGTAAAGGGTCGGGGTCTTAGCTTGCAGGTATTCCAGTCTAGCAAGCTTTTATTTCGGTCTATCTGGAAAGTGAAGCGACCTGAATGGATCAAAAAAGAGCTGTTGGAATTTGAATCTTCCTGAAAATTGTAATTATTCAGAAACTCAAAATTAAATCCTTCAGTTACCGTAAAGGTATCATTTTTGAATATTCCTTTAACCAACGTCTTATTATCTCCCCACTTTTTTAGGTTGGTATAATCTGCATTAACATTGTCAATGGTGACGTTGAGAACGCATCCAGGGTAAGGATTCTTGGCATCCATAAGACCGACACCTTTGAATTTCCAGTCTATTAATGCAATATTGTTTTCGCTCAAACCTCCGTAGACAAAACCGACTCCAAACCCTCCATTTTCTCCGTTATCGTTGTTTTTGATGACTACTGCCCACTTTGCGTTTTGGTCTTGAGATGACCTGAAAAGGGATGGCATCCAAGGTTGAGTACTATATATTTGGGGTGGTTGGGAGATGTGAACGTTTTCAATCAGAATTTCAGCACCATTTTTAAGCGTGATTAGGTGACCGCTTTGAGTTGCTTTTTCTGTGTCGTAATTCTCAATTCCAATTACCAGCTTTGCAAATCCATCCTTGCAGTAGATTATTTTTTTGCTCGAAATATTGGTAGATTTTATTCGGTCTACTGTATAGGTATCACCAGCTTTTAGTTCAAAAAACACCTCCTTACTTGCTAGAAAATCGTAAAAATTAGTTGTAATGTTAAAAGTTTTGGGAATTGAAACCTCATCTTCTTTCGCTTCCGGTACCTGGGTTACTGATTCGGTAACAAGTTCAGGAGTCCAAAGGCCCTCGAATTTTCCTAGTCCTTCAATTTTTAGTTCTATCTTTCTGTTCATCGCTCTGTTTTTTTGTTTATGCAATTTAGGGAATAATTTGATTTAAAATAGCTATCTTTATATCGAAGGTCGCTCTTTGTTTAGTTGTGTGATTGGTCCCGGTTGTGAAAATAATCGGGATTTTTTTATGTGAAGTTTGTAATTATTAAATAAATTGTTTAATATTACATAAGCAAATGAGGAACGGTCCTCAACTGCAAACAAAAGCGATTATGACAAATTTAGATTTAGACAACTCAAAAAAAATACAAGAAACACTAACAAAGCTACGTGGAAATTCAGAGGACAAGTCTTGGGAGATTAGTGAGGGGTTTGAGACAACGCAAACTTGGAATGATAGACAAGATATTTTGGTTTTAAAATTAGAGCAGTTAGTAAATGAATGCTCCAGGGAAGTTTTAGCCGCAATAATAACTAAGCGTGTTTTTGACGGGCACTACTCAGAAAAAAATACTCTTTTTTATTGATCTAAACAAAAGCGCCCTTCGGGGTTACACAAATGCAAACACAACAAACTAAGCAAATCACTGTCTCTCATACAATCAGACGTACTGAGTATTCTTTCTATGCTCAGATAACCTATACAGTAGATATAGAAGAAGGTGACTTCATGCACCCTACCTTTTCCGATACGATCATTGATAGGATTGAGTATGTGGGGGCAACACTTGCTTATGACTATGATAAATCAGACCGAGTGGTCACCAACACCGTAGAACTAGCAAAGCTAAGAAAGTCTATTGATTGGGAATTTGAACTAGAAAAAAACCTATGATCTTACGAATCGAAGAAGCGTTGATACGCTTCAATTCCACAGCTGAAAAAGCGATTACAATACCGCAACTTGGCGCGTCACTTTGGCCCGATAGCGCAGAGGTCACTCAAATGGTTTCTGCTTACAAGTTAGTTCGAGGCGAAACTACCAGAATACCACTCAGTATGATTCGCATTATTTGCGATAGATTAGAATGCAGCCCTAACTTTCTTTGCGGATTTGATGAAAATAAATTCGATTGGTAGTTGTAAATATTAAATAAAATAGTTAATATTACATCACATAAATAAACAAAAGCGAAAATGAAAATTACAGTAAACACGACACAGGAAAGGGAAATAGAAATCCCTAAGTTTTTCAGGATAGGGCGACACTCGTATAAGGTAAGTAGTGATGAGAATTTTGTTACCGAGGTCAGCCTATACAAAAACTATGGAGAAGAACTTGACTTGGAGATATTCCCTACTTTACGGGTCGAAATGATCAGATACGTATCGGCGATTGGTAGGGAGAAAATTATCCCGATTACTGAGCAGGAGTTTAATCGGGACCTTTGCGAAAGCCTTTTGCAAATAGAGAAACTGACTGAGCTATGAGTTTAAAATATTATGACCTTCTGAAAGATGTTCCCGATAGCTCTCTAAGAGAGATTCAGGCAGGCAGACTAAAAGGTAAGTCTGATATAAATCCTCAATGGAGAATACAAAAGCTTACAGAGGTATTCGGAGTGTGTGGTATAGGTTGGAAATTCACAGTAGAAAAGCAATGGATAGAACCAACCGCAACAGGTGAAACGGCGTGTTTTGTAAACATAAATCTATTTGTAAAGATAGAAGATATTTGGAGTGATGGAATACCCGGAAACGGTGGATCAATGTTTATTGCAAATGAAAGGAATGGGCCGTTTGTTTCTGATGAATGTTTTAAGATGGCTACAACCGACGCAATAGGAACAGCTGCAAAGATGCTTGGATTGGCTTCCGATGTCTACATGGGCCTTAAAAATAAGAACATTGGCCCACAAACAAAGTACGATAAAAAAGAGGATCTAACTCCGCAAAAAGTTGACGCAAGACCTTGGCTTAACAAAGGTGAAAAGTTAGACGCTGCGATCCAGTATCTAATTTCAGGAGGCAACATAGCTAAGATTGAAGAGAGCTATAAAATCAGTAAAGAGGTCAGGGAATCACTAAGTCAAACAATCAACAAACTATGAAATCATTATATATTATATCAGAGGAGGCTAGAAATCTAGCCTCCTTCTTGGAAGATGGCGAACTATCTCAAGAGGTGGAAACCGCTCTGGTAATTAACCAAAGCGAGCTACAGGAAAAGGCTATTAATTACGGCTACGTAGTCAAGAGTTTTGAGGGGGAAGTGTCGCTTATAAGCGAAGAAATCAAGCGATTGACAGCGATTAAGAAAGCCAAAGAAAGTGCGATTGATCGTATGAAAGACGCTGTATTATCAGCTATGCAAATCTATTCAATTGAAAAAGTTTCGTCTCCTACGCTGAATATAAGTGTGAGAAGAACTGAGTCGATTGAAGTCCCCTTGGTTGAGCTGCTAGACGCTAGATTTGTCACTGAAAAAATAGTAAAGTCAGCGGACAAGATTGGGATTAAGAAAGCTATCAAGGACGGTGAAATAATCGAAGGGGCTTTCATTCAGGCTAATTATAATCTGCAGATCAAATGATTAGATCAGAGGTATTTAATCGGGATTGCCTGGAGGCTATGAAGGAGTTTCCAGATGGTTTTATTAAGCCTTTAATCTGGGATGATGAAACTAAAATCAAACACGTTTATAAGTGTGTTTCGGCCGCTTATGTAAACTTACCAGTTCAAGGCGATTTGAAATCTCATATTTCCATATGCGATGAAGATAATTACGGTTTCAATGCTACTTTATGGATGATGAATGGAGGTTATAGTATTTGTAGCCATTGTAAAAATATTGAAGAGGCAAAGTTAGAGTCTGAAAAATGGTGGGTTAATTTTGTTAGCGGGTTTTTAAATTTAATTTAACACTATTCTAAAATGGTATCACAAACACAACTAAAAGAGGTCAAGCGGCTATTTGAACAGAATAAAAGCTACAATGAAATAAGCTTAAAAACAGGGCTTACACTAGCTCAGATTTGGCATCTAGTCAAGAAGCGTCTTAGAACCGGGAGATACGATTGCAGCAAGTTCACGGCTGCTGAATTAGCTACTATCAGGGGACTAAGCGCGGAGGGTAAAAACTACGCGGATATCGGAATCAAGATGGGGTATAGCTCCAGTAAGGTAAACTATCAGTTGTTGAAAATGATATGACTGAAAGCAAAAAAGAAAACATACTAGCCCAAATCGAAGTATTGAAAGCTACCCTGGTGGGTGAAATGTTTGCGGACATGGAGGCAAAGGATCAGATCCATAATTTGCAAATGGAGCTGAAAGGAGTCAAGCCTGAAGGATCTGAGTTTGATTGTCTGGGCTGTGGGAGTTGAATTAATGTTTTAACCCCATCGAAATCGATGGAATTAGAAAAAAAATGAAAAATAAAACATGGACCGAACCAGACATCCAGACCGTAAGAGATAACTTTCTGATGTCGCTTGAAGAGCTTTCTGAGCTGGTAGGAAGGAGCAAGACTTCGGTTTTGAATATGAAATATAAGCTCAAGAATCAGGGGTTTAAGTATGAGAAGAATTACGTTTGGGATTTAAAAAGGGTTTAAAACGCCCTTTTTTTTTGATTATCTAGTTTAAAATATTAAATTACATTATGGAATATATACCCGTAAAAGAATATGCTGAACTGGCTAATATTACAGTTCAAGCGGTCTACCAACGAATTAAAAAAAAGCGATTGGATTATAAGAAGATTGGATCTTTTCACCTTGTAAAGAATAACAATGTCTAAAATATCAGTTTTTCCAGGGGGATATTTCTCTCAAAAGTTGGGGAAATATGTTCCTTCAACTAAACCTAATGAGTCAATGGACTTTGAGGATTACATCTACAATATCAAAAATGGAAAGTGGGAAGATGCTGTTATAAACGTTCGTTCTAAACGTTGGGAAAAAGTACAAGCGCAGGGAATAACCGCTTCAGGTACTTTTGAATATCGAAATGTGAAAGGACTAATTGAGCATTCGGGAATTATAGCGATTGACATAGATGCAAAAGACAATCCTAATTGGTCGATTGACGAGGTCGCAGCTGATCCCTATATCATGGCTTTTCACGAGTCAATTTCTGGAAATGGTGGGTATGTTGGATTTGTTAAGATTGACCCGTTGCGGCACTTGGACTCATTCATAGGGTTAGAGAAATACTTTGCAAATGAGTACAAAGTCATTCTTGATGAATCTTGCAAGGATGTTTCCAGATATCGGTTTGTTTCGATGGATGCTAATATCTTCTATAATCCGGCTAGTAAGATCTTCAAAAAGTACGTTCCTAAAAAGAAAGTTGAACCTCAAAAAACCTACGTTCACACTGGTGACGATATGGATTTTATCTTGCAGCAGATCAAAGATCGCAGCCTAAATATTTGCGAAGACTATTCCGATTGGGTTAAGGTAGGGATGGGGTTTGCAAACTCTTTAGGCGAATCGGGACGAGACAAGTTCAATTTTGTATCTTCTTTTTCGATAAAGTACGATCAAAACGAATGTGATAAAAGTTATGATGGGTTCCTAAAACGAAAGCGAAGCGATAACTCAATCGCTACTTTTTTCTACCTATGCCAGAACCAGGGGATAAAAATTAAGACCCCAAAGACTGAGCAAATCGAACGGATCGCAAAGCTAAGACGGAAGAGCTCAGTTAAAAATGGGGGCATAAAGGACCCAAAGGAGGGTGCGATTAAGACATTAGAACTATCTGGAATCAAGCGCGAGGAAAGCGAAAAAATCATAGATCAGGTGATGAATATGCCTAATCACGAAATTGAAAATGAGCGAACCGACGATCTAATTTCCGATCTAAAAGCATTTCTTTCTGAGTACAATATTCTATTCAATACTATAACTAGACACATAGAAATAAACGGTGAAATTATTGATGACAGGATGTATAATTCACTCTATATTAAGTCAAAGGAAGTTGTTTCTGATAAGACTACTAAGGACTTATTATTCTCTATTATCGAATCAGATTTTACTAAAGAATACAATCCTTTCATTAAGTTCTTTGAAACTCATAAATATCTCAAGCCATCCGGGTTAGTAGATGAATTGCTATCGTGTATCAAATATAAGGCCGATTTGGATGGTATGCACGTAACAAACTACTTAGATGTTTTTGGTCACAAATGGTTACTTTCTGTAGTGGCTTCGATGCTGGGAACGCACTCAGTAATGATATTGGTTTTGACGGGCGGTCAATACGAAGGAAAAACAAACTTCTTTCGCAACCTTTTTCCCGAAGAGCTGCAAGCGTATTACGCGGAAAGCAAGCTAGATGGAAAGCCCGAAGATGATGCGGCATTGATGTGCAAAAAGGCCATTATAATGGACGATGAGTTTGGGGGAAAAAGTAAGCAGGAAGCCAAAAAACTAAAAGATTTGTCATCAAAAGACAAATTCTCTATTCGTAAGCCTTACGGAAAATTTCACGAGGATCTAAAGCGTATAGCGGTGCTTTGCGGAACTTCAAACGAGGATGAAATTATAAATGATCCTACTGGTAACAGGCGAATACTTCCTGTCAATGTACTATCAATAGACTACGAAAAATACTATTTAATCGACAAAACAGCACTCTGGATGGAGCTGTATTGGGAGCTTCAGGAGGTCGGAGATTCTTGGATGCTATCAAGACAGGAAATCTCTTACCTAAACCAAATCACACAGGTCAATGAGCAGGCCAGTCTGGAGTGCGAGGCTATACAGATGTTTTTTGACAGACCGGACAAAGGTGGTTTTCGCGAATGGATGAGCAACACTGAAATAGTCAATTTCATTGAAACGCATACGCGACTAAAGATTTCTCCTTTCAAACTAGGCATGAATTTAAAAAAGCTGGGATTTGAGAAAATAAGCAAACGAATTGATGGAGTGCCTAGAAACGTGTACGAGGTAATAAAAAGAGGTGACTACAATAAAAACGCAAGTGATTCACAATCAGCTTTTTAGAAAATAGTGTAGTCATGTAGTCAGTGTAGTAACCAACTTGCATAAACTTATAGAGAATTTTTATTACGCGAAAATTATTTTGATAATTGCATTTACTGTCTACATACTTAATACTTATATATAGTAACTACACTGACTACAAAGGGTTAAAAGATTGGTTTAGGATTAATGCAGGCTGTTTTTTTGTATTCAGCTTGCAAAATAAAAGGTGAATACAAGGTGCATACAACTAACTACAAAAAAAAATGATCGAGCTAAGACCGTATCAATTAGAGGCAGTGCAAAAGACTAGGGAAATGATCCTAGCAGGGAAGAAGAAGTTTGTCTTTTGCAGCCCCACAGGCAGCGGAAAAACTTTCACCTTCTCCTTCATCGTCAAGAGCGCGATAGCGAAGGGGAAACGGGTTTTGATACTAACACATAGAACGGAGCTGTTAACTCAGGCAGGGGGCGCGCTTGAGTCCATAGGGCTAAATCCTACCAAGATTGAAGCGGGCAAAAGTATAGCCTATTTTTCGGGCCAACTATACACTGGAATGATTGAGACTATTTCTCGTCGAATGGACAAATTGGAGTACATTAATTTTGTCCAATCGCTTGACCTAATTATTATAGATGAATGTCATTTTGGTAACTTCGACAAGTTCTTTTCTCAGATTGCAAAGCAAAGTGTAGTAATTGGGTTCACCGCAACCCCACACCGGGAAAAGAATCAGATTGCTTTGGATGAGTTTTATGAGGGACTTATAGAGGTCGTATCTATACCTGAATTAATCGAGCAAGGATTTCTATCAAAGCCCCTGAGCTATGGCGTTAAATTAGACCTGAGTAGCGTAAAAACTAAAGGCAATGATTACGATAATGATTCTTTGGGCTCCTTTATGACTGAGACAAAAGTTTACGAGGGCGTGATTGAGAATTACAAGAAGATTTGCGACAAAACAAAAGCGATTGCTTTTTGCCCAAATATCAAAAGTTCGCTAAAATTAAGGGATGAAATGATCGAGTCGGGGCTGAATGCAAAACACCTAGACGCAGGATCTACCAAAAAAGAGCGGGCCGACTGTTTGGTATGGTTTAAAAATACCTCTGATGCTATTCTTTGCAATGTCGGTATATTAACGACTGGATTTGATGAACCCACGATACAGACAATTATTCTTTATCGTGCCACTAAATCCCTTCCATTATTTTTGCAAATGGTCGGTAGAGGCAGCCGAATTATAAAGGGCCTTAAAGAGACTTTCAATCTTTTGGATTTTGGTAATAATGTGAACGAGCATGGATTTTGGGAAGACGAGCGCGCATGGAGCTTGAAGAAAAAGAAGAAGAAAAAAGAAGGGGCAGCACCGGTCAAAGAATGTAAAGAATGCGGTGCGCTATGCTATGCAAGTGTTACGGTTTGCGGAAGTTGCGGTTATGTTTTCCCTGTATCAGAAAAGCAGAAAGCAGAAGCTGAAATCGCATTTTTGCAGTTACTAACTAAGCAGGAGCGCATGAGAAAAGCTAATAACGCTGGACTAGAAGAAAAGTCAAGAATGGCTAAAGCTGGTTTAATTAGCCCTTATTGGGTGCTGCATAAGTTAACAGACCGAAGCGAGGCTCTGGAGTTCATTAATCTGATGGGATATAAAAAAGGATGGTTACACATAAATAAAGATAGATTCGAATGTTTGAAATAAGCGAGGATAAACTGCAAAGCGATTGTTACCAATGGTTTCACGCTACCTATCCAGATTTGAGGGGTTTGCTATGCTACAATCTCAACAACTCAAAAAATAAGATTAGGGGAATGATGGACAAAGGTATGGGATTGCAACCGGGAAGATCGGATCTAGTTCTCTATTACAAAGGCATAGCGTATATGCTGGAAGCCAAGACTGAGAAAGGAACACAGCAGCCGAAGCAGAAAGTTTGGGAGTCAAAAATAATTCAGGCGGGATTTAGTTATCAAATATTTAGATCAAAAGAAGAATTTATTTCTATAATACTTGCAATAATTAAATAAAATAGTTAATATTACAAACCAAACGCAAAATAAAAATGGCAGATTACGACAACAAACTAAGCGGAGCGTTATTCAAAAACGACAAAGGAGACAATCCAAAACGTCCAGATTACCGTGGAAGCTACACAGATCAGAATGGTGTAGAGTTCAACGTTTCGGCATGGATTAAGACATCAGCCAAGGGGGCCACATTCTTGAGCTTCACGATGCAGCTCAAGGAGGCTAAACTTCCATCCGCTACGCAAAGCCAGCCAGCGGCACCGCCACATAATTTTCAGGATGATGATGGGGATAAACTTCCGTTCTAATGAAAGGGCTAAAACTAAAGTTCGGAGCTTATAAAGGGACTTGTTTTTCAAAGGTTCCGCTCGAATATAAAAGATCATTTTGGAAGATCTTTGAAAGCAGGTACTATAAAAGGCAGTTGATAAAACAGCAACGAGTTCATGATTTTATGGTCTACCTTAGCCTTGATGAAAAAGTCAACCCTAAAGACAAACTATCAAATAATCCTAGTCAAACTACATACAGTAGATCAGGCAAAAGGTTTTGCTGAAACCGAAGATGAAGCTAGAAAGATGTTCGGGAAGATTATGAGTCAGGTTACAAGCTTTACAAATGCTAAATTATTATTCAACAATCAATTAATCGAGGAGCGAAATGCAAAGTAAATATTATGAGTACGTCGGTACACAAAAGCAGGCAAATGGGTACGCAAATCCCATTCCTATCATTGGAAATATATATCCTGATAGTGCGAAAATGGGAGTCACGGCAGTTTCTTTTTGGGCCTCTGGATCAGATTCAATTTCTAACGAATGGAAGCTAGTAGAAGAAGAACAATCAACTAAGGAGCTGATTGAGCTTCTAAAAAAACAAGCTGCTAAGGATGGCTTAATCTGTTCGGTTACTTTTGAGAATAAGCCCGAGGTTGAAATTACTGACTTTCATTTAAGCAAAGCCTATAAAAATGGCCTTACAAGGGTTGTTTTTTATGTCAACGTGGAAAACTTACAGGTTCAAAGTAAAGAGACTCAATTAATCGAAGCAATCAAAACCGTACTGGAAAATGACTAGACAAAACAGATTCCAGCTTGCAATAATGGGTTTAATTACCTTAGCTCTGATAGTTATATTTTCAGGATGCGAGACTTACAAGAGGAACGTAATCAGTCAAAGAATCATGAGCGAAGAAGGTACTGTAATAGCGATCAACAGGGAATACGGGTTCTATACTGTATTCTGGGAATGCGAAGATCCAAGGTACAGGAACCAGCCTTGTTTTGGAATCAGCGATCACCCGATGAGGGAATGGATAAATTTAGGGGACACAGTGAGAATTAGCATTAAACATAACACCTAATTAGCCCGGGATTAACATTTCGGGCTTTTTTTTCGTTATTTACTTGCAATTATTAAATAAAATAGTTAATTTAGTATAAGCAAAAACGACAAAGACATGAAACTATACAGAAGCATTTTACTAAACGAAGGCGAAGATATTAATACTAGCAATATCGGTAATTCTTGGACATTATGCGAGATATTTGCAGAAAACCATGCTAAGGACATTAACGGAGATTTAAAAAAAGATGGTTTTGTTGTTCTTCAGGCAGATGTTAATGAAGATGAAATTGATTGGAGTAACACGCTTAATGCAATGGAAAATAGAGGTTATGAGTTTGAAGTTGTTATTCGGGGAAATATAAAAGCTACTGTTTTAATGGTAGAGGGAATTGATTTTGATGAATATGCGGTTATTGAAGGAAATGCGGGAGATAATACTTTTGAAGATTACTACGATAATTATGATGGAGAATTAACAAAAGAAGATTTATTATTACTATCACTAGAATTCTAACAAAACATACCATGAATAAATACAGCAAGGGTTTCCGATTTAAAGAAACAGAACTAGGAGTTTTTTCAGGAAATTCAGATCAAGCTATTGCCTGCTTAGAAAAAGACTTTAGAATGATTGGCCTTACAAGGGGTCAGTTTAGTTTGATAGATCTTATCCACTCAATACTAAAAAAAATAGGGAAGTCGAAAATAATATGTTGCACATGGTCTGCTGGTATTAAGGATGCAAATCAAATAAAATGGCTTATTAACTCAAATTTAATTGAAAGCTTTACTTTGGTAACTGATTATTCTTTTGCCCTCAGACAGAAAAAGTACTCGATGGCAATCTCTGATTTATTTGGTAATGAGAACATAAGAACTTCTGATATTCACGCAAAATTTGTTTTAATCAGAAATGATAACTGGAATATCTGTATTAGAACATCCATGAATTTGAATGACAATAAGACGTGTGAAACTTTTGAAATTGACGAGAACAAGGAAATTCACGATTTTTATCTTAACTTTATTGAAGAAACATTTAAGAATACCCCTGAAGGATTTGTTGAAAAGATGTGGGTCGTTAACGCTGCATTAGACAAGTTTTTTGGAGAGGTTAAAAAAGTAGAGACTAAACAATCATTTGGGTTTTTCAGAATGACTAATGAATAAAGTATCAAGGACAAACAATGACACTATAAAAAAGGAGATGCTTGCAGCACTGAAGGATACTTTGGGAGTTGTCTCTCCTGCTTGCGAAATGGTAGGCATTTCTAGAAATACTCATTATGTTTGGATGAAAGAAGACGAAGAATATAAATTGTCAGTTGATGATTTGTTAGAGTTTCAAATGGATTTTGTCGAATCAAAGCTTTTTACTAATATTAATAACGGAGATATTAGCTCAACAATTTTTTACCTAAAAACTAAAGCAAAGAAGCGAGGATATTTTGAAAAATCTAATATTGATCATACAACAAACGGCAAAGACCTAACAGGAATTAAACCTATCGAATGGGTAAAGTCAAAAGATGCCGAAGATTAATGACATACATCAACTGCTATACACTTCTGATCAGAGGTATGTCTATGAAAAAGGCGGCAGGGGTTCGGGTAAATCTTTCGTTATTTCTGATTATGCGCTAAGACTAACATACGACCTTAATCGGGTAGTTCTTTTTTTGCGTTATACGATGGTTTCCGCTTCGGTTTCAATCGTGCCAGAATTTGAGACTCAAATGTCTAATAATGATTGTAAGCATGAATTTCATATTTCAGGCTCCGAAATTACCAATAAAAAGACAGGATCAAAGATTATTTTTAAGGGAGTAAAAACATCCTCACTAAACCAAACTGCAAACCTAAAATCTATCCAAGGGCTTACAGATGTAATATATGATGAGTTTGAAGAACATCCAGACCAAGATTCATTTGATAAATTAGATGAGTCAATCCGTTCTATAATTGCATCAAACAAGATAGTTTTGGTTTCAAATGCTTTACATAAGGAATCTTGGCAGCATAAGCAGTTTTTTCAACCTGATGGATTGTATTACACCATGACCGACAGGATCAGCACAACATACCGGAACAACCTGCAAAACCTTTCTGCATCTTGGCACCAAAAAAGGCTTATAGTCAAGAAAAGGGATATAAGAAAGTACAATCGCGATTTTGAAGGAATAGACTATGAAGATGCTGAGGGGGCTTTGTGGAATTACAGCCTAATCAAAAAAGTATCTTCGCTTCCATTAATGAAGAAAATAGTAATCCCGATTGACCCAGCTGTTACATCGGACCCAGATTCAGACGAGCATGGAATATTGGCGGTAGGTCTTGGATTTGATGGTAATGCTTACGTATTTGACGACGAAAGCGGTATATACACTCCTAACGGAATGGCGGTTAAGGCTATCGGATTGTACGACAAATGGCAGGCAAACCTAATAATTGGAGAGGCAAATAATGGAGGTGACTTTATTGAAGCAGTGATTAGATCAGTGGATAAATCCGTAGCTTACAAAAAAGTCTATGCAAGTAGGGGTAAGGTCACCAGAGCGGAACCTATTGTCAATATCTACGAACAAGGCAAAGTTTTCCATTACGGTAACCTGAATAAACTGGAAATTGAAATGACTTCTTGGAACCCGACAAAAGGTAAATCTCCTAACCGAGTTGATGCGCTTGTTTGGGGACTGACTGAATTAATGATAAAAATTGAAGTAGATTACAAAGGCAAAGGACATGGGCGAATCAAACCACCTTCAAAGAAAGAATTTTATAAGGACTTCATTTAGAGACGTCACAGTAGCCGAACTGCTTTCTATTGAACATCATACCCCTAGAGAGGTTATCACAGCACTAAGCAACCTGACAGAAATTGAAGTCAATGAATTAACGAGCGATGAAGTCTTTGTACTTTACGAATTAGTCAGCTTTATAGATGACCTAAATGAGGTAGGTGCAGTTTTGCCGCTAGATTTTACAGCTCCTAATTTTGACGTTGCTGGATCAACTTTTGAGAAGTGCGAACGGGCTAAGATTAAGGCATCCGAAAACAAAGCTCCTTACAGATTATTTTTAGACTTGGTTGAAATCTACTTTCCAGATCAATATTTAACAGGCTTGGCAGCTCCAGCACTTGCGATTGGTGCGCTGATTTATGAGGATCTTTGTATTTTGCTAGACCGATTCAAAGACCTTGCAAGCGAAAAGCCTACCGAAGAAGAAGAAGAGGCGGGGGTAAGTGCCTTACATACTTTCGGGCCTTACGGAATATGCGAGTCAATAGCAGCCAGATACAGCGTCAGGCCTTACGATGTTTTTACATGGACAGCTGAAGAGGTTTATTTAGATCTGACTTACCAGATGGCAAAGAGTAGATACCAGGATAATCTTCGATCAATAGAGAAAAGAAAAAACTTAGGTGCAAAAGGATAAAATTAAATAAAAAGGGTATATTTAAGCTCACTAAAATACATAGCGATTATGAAAAAATACACAGAACAACGAGCTGAAATTATAGCATTTGATTGGAACAAGTTTCTTGAAAACCCTCCTGAATATCTTTCAAATGAACATCTTGACGCTTGTGACTTATCGTGTGAATGGGTTACTTGCGCGTGCGGCAACCTTTGCGATATTATACCGAGGAGCCCGATAGGACGGCCTTATGATACGGAATTAGAAAGTTTAGGTATAGACTTTGACTATGAAATAAAACGAGCTGAATGGCAAAAAGCCAAAGAAACCCTCGAAAAAATAGAAAAGAGATCAGAAGAAATAATATTTGAACTTATAAAGTAAGAGATGCAATCTTTAACTGCATTGGCGGGTGGAGAAAATTAGAGCCATTGACTGATAGGAACTAGACTATCAATTTTAACACCTCGTCAAATCTAACGAGGTGTTTTTTTTAGTCCTATCCATAACAAAATTATCTCTAAAACAACTATATTGCCGAGGATATGGCAAACTATCAGAACATTGTAGACGTGTGCAGGGAATCAATACCTCGAGATATTCGGTTTATTCATGGGCGGCTAATTGACTTTACCCAAGGTTATACGGGTACTTATCCCTTGGTTACACTATTGCCGTTCACAATTAACGATGCCAGAAGTACACCAGATGGAGTTTTTGACAATGCAAATCTAGTTGTAGGGTTTTGGAAAGAAGACAGACCCGACACAACAGCTGAAGAACGCGAGGGGCTGATTGCAGAAATGGACATTCTCAGCGATCTATTCATATTCAACATCCTAGAATCAAACAGCACCAAACTAACCAATATACAAAAGGAACCTCAGTATCAGATGTTTCAGGCTACCCTGAGCGGTTACGCTATTGCATTTAATATTAGCTTAGTTTCACCATGTTGAGCGGGCTAGTTGAGGCTATCTTGAAGAACTTTGCAGAAGAAATTATCGCAGGAATAAAAAGCAGGATTCCAAACGTGACGGGGCAAAGTGCTGAGAGTTTAGGTTATCGAATAGTCGGCACTGAGCTTACCATTTTCAGCACAATGAAATATTTCACAACCTTAGAAACTGGTAGGGGCCCTACGGTAAACTCAATAGCGGGAAACCCTACGCTTCAACAAAGTATTGAACAGTGGATAAAAGACAAGCCTTTACAGCTTAATGGAATAACTGCTAAGTCACTATCCTATATTATCAGCCGCAAGATACACGAGGAAGGGACACTTCTTTACCGTAACGGCGGCAAATCTGGAGTTATATCGCAGTCAATTAACGATCAAGTTATCAAAGAAAAACTAACAGATGTGCTAACAGATAAGTTTAGGGACTATGTTATCAACGAGTTTGTACGTAAATCACTAGATTAATGTCAGTAATCAATCAGACTTTAGCCCCTTTAAACGGTGCAGACGTATTTAGCCCAATGATTTTTGAGTTCGGGTTTCAGTCAGCATCTTGTAATTTTGTTGACTTGGAAGGGATCGCAGCGATTGACATACCACTCAACTATTCTGATCTGATAGAAGTAGGTGACAGCATAAGAATACGAAACGGGGCCTATTTAGGAGTTTATCGGGTTATTGAAATTACTCAAGATACGCTGCTAAGATTAACACTCAATACTCCGTTCATAGGGTCTTCTGCTTCAACAGGATCAACACAGTTCACGCCTGAAGGGTCTCAGGAATTTCAACTCATCGCAGGATATTTAACAGGAGCCGAAGCAAGTATTAAGCCATGGCAGGTGGTCGATGAGATAATAGTCAGCCCTAACCTTGCAGGTGTTTACCGATTTGATATTTCGGGCTATATCAGAAGCAGATTCAAAATTACAGCTCCTTTAGAAGGGCCAAACGTTGACATTTCAATCCGGTACAATGTCAGGCTAAAAAGTGCTACTGCAATTCCAAACGATTCAAATTCTGTTACTGCTTATTACGGTTTGGCAGACCTAACAGCAGCACAACAGGCAGGCGAAGAAGCGGTTGGCGAAAGGCCTATTTTGTTTTTTGGAGACGAGCCAACACTTTACAGTCTAGCTTTAGAAAAAGGAATAATTAACAACTTAATTTCAAACGCCTCAGATTCATCTAGCACGGTTACGGGATCAGTAGTAAATCTAAACTTGCTTAGTTGTCAGCCTAAAGTAATCACTTATTTAGTTGGTGCGGACGCTTCAGGCTTTACAGTTTCGCCTTCTTTGCCAACTTGGATCAGCGCGACAGCTTCGGGAAATAACATTAATCTAGTTATAAATCCTTGCACGGGTGGAGCTGGTGACTACCTAGCAGAAGATTATAGCCCTATTGACTACAATACAGGGGGTCAAATTAACAGTATAATAGGAGCTTTTAGTTTTGTTTTCTCAAAAAACGGAACCTTGTTCACACTAAACATAAATGTGACAGCGATAAGCGAAATAGTCAATGTTTGCAAGGCAGATGTACTAAATTTTGCTTGGCTCAATCAGCGCGGAGGATTTTCATCTTTTGCACTAGAAAGTAGATTCATTGAGGGCAGAGATTTTGGAAGTGATAACACGGTAGTAGATGCATTAGGAAAATTAAAGCGCGTAGAATTTAAGGATGTTTACGACACCGTAGAACTTCGGGGCGGAGTTTTGTCTAAGAATCAGCTGGATCTATTAGCTAGTTTGCGTACCGCTATACAGGTTTATCTTTACAATACGGCTACAAACGCTTTTGATATTTCCATCGTAATTGATCGGGGTAGCTTCACTACTTACGGGAATCGCTTTAATCAGTCTGAAACTAGGTTCGCTTTTAAGTTTAGAAGATCGCAGCAGGTCACGGTTCAAACGCAATAAGTAGCATGACTGAGATATTTATAAATAGTCAGTTAGTTGACACACAGGATGCGGACATAGTTATTACAGCTCAAGCCTTGACCTTCGATCAACTAGGCAGCCGACGCGGTAGTTATTCCAATGTCTTTGACTTGGCGCGCACAAACGAGAACAAAGCCCTGTTTGATAATTGTGATATAGTTACAAGTTTGACCTCCATTCCTTACCAAAAAAATTCATGCCAGATTTTTATTAATGGCCAGCTTATTGTAGATGGCAGCGCAATAATCCTAGCAAGTAAGACTACCTATAGACTATACATAACAGCAGGTAACACGGACTTTTTTAAATCAGTCGGGTCTTTAAAACTAATAGATGTAGATTTAGCGGAGTACGATCATCTCTACAATGGGCCTAACGTAACAGCACGACGCGAAACGGTAGAAGGTTTTGTATATCCGAATATTGACTATGGCTTTTTCGAGTTTGCGGAACCGGATCAGACTAGTTATAGTTTCCGTTTTTTCCAGCCTAGTTTTTGGGCCAAGACTATTTTAGAAAAAGCGATATTTGATTTGGGTTACACGTTGCAAGGCGCTATACTGGATAGTTTGAGCTTCAGAAGTCTAGCGGTTCTTTGTCGTGGGGCGGTATCTGACTTGCTAGATAGTTTAGCTCAGTACACGTTTACCATTGATTTCAACCAACTCACAGGAGCAACAACCGAAAAGATAAGTTTCCCTAATAAAGTTAGTGACACTTCAGGAAGATACGGTCCTAATTCGGATGCAGGCCATTTTACCTATACTCCAAACGTAGCAGACAGAGAAGAGGCACGATTCGAGATTAACTTCACGGGCAAAGTAATAACTAACCTACCTAGGGACTACACAAATGCAAATGTATTTGTTGACCTTTTAGTTTACAATGAAATAGGAACTTTGCTTTTAACCTTGACAAATTCAGTAACTTTTGAAGATAGGTTCTTTGGACCTTTTAATATTTATCGCGCTCCAAGTTCTGGAACCTTAGAAAGAGATCTTAATTTTACTTATCCCTCAAGCCGTGACGATATAAATAGTTTTATCAACTTAGAAAACGCTACATCTGATTTAACTACTTTGCGATTTGGTTGGCAGGTAAGAAGCAACAGAGCAGGAGCAGGACTGAAAAGGCTACGTTTTGAGAACCTAGAATTTACGATTAATCAGCTTCCAAGATCAGGAAATCAGTTCGGGCCACAATCCTTTCCCATTAATGTAAGAGCCGCAAACGTTCTTCCATCTTCGCCAACTGTAGGAGATTTGTTACTAACCATAGCTAATCTTGAAGGTATTATAATACAGGTTGACGAAACAACTAAGAAGATACACACCGCTAAAATTGACAATCTTAGAACTAACAAAGCCAAGGCTTTAGACTGGTCGGATAAAATAGACTTGGCTGAAGATCCTGAAATTGGCTATCAGCTTGAAGGTTTTGCACAACGTAATTTCTATGAGTTTGCGGGAGATGAAAAAGATATTCTATTGCAGCCAAACGCTGGGCGCGGTTCTTTCTTAGTTGACAATGTAAATTTAGAACCTGAAAAATCAGTTTTCAAAAGCAAGTTTAGCCCTGTACCTTCGCTTCCAACGTTTCAAGGTTCGCGAGTTATGGGTCGTGTGTTTACGGGCGAAAAGTACACCTTTGACGGGTTTAATTATAATCTTAATGCTGAGATAAAAATAGAGGACTTTGCTCCTAGGATAGCAATCCTAGCAGCCGCTGAATCGTCTTTGGATATTATCGTTGGACAAAATGAAATAAACTACGAAGTCAATGCAGGGGCTTTGAGCTTTGAGCGAGCGTTGCGGGATAATTATCAGCTACTTGATACGGTATTTGTAAACACCAAAGTAGTAGAAGCCTTGTTTCTTTTGAACTTGTCAGACGTTCGGAACTTGGATTTTACCGTTCCTGTTTATGTCGATTATTTTGGTGATTTTTTCTACATTGAGCAAATTAAACAATTCAAAGTTAACAGACGAGAAAGCTGTTTTGTCAGGCTAATTAAACTAGGGATATAATGAGATGGTCTAAAGTTTCAAAAATTTACAGAAAGCCGATAATGTGGTGGCTTCATAAGGTTATGTGTGAATTTCACTATAACTTATCCGGGGCATCTAAATATTACTACCTTCATTTAGATGCCATGTGTAACGTTTACAAATTCAATCTTTACGGAGAGCCAATTTAATTAGGGATATAATGGGAACCATGCTCAGTAATTTGCGAGAAAAATTAATGATCGCAAACCAGAAATATAAGAATTGCGGCTGCAAAATATACAGAGAGGAAGCGGAAGGGCTGAAAAAATTAATCTTGGAACTAGAGGCTAAATCCAAATAACAAATGTCTG